ATGGGTCGCATCACTTCAGTTCCGTATGATCCAAGTGTTAGGGTAGAAACCTTTTGGGATCTGGGAGTAAACGACAGTACGGTTATATGGTTTGTCCAACAGGTTGGTCGTGCTGTTCATGTGATTGATTACTATGAGAATAGGGGAGAGGGCTTGCCGCATTATGCGAAGGTTCTCCAGCAGAAAGAATATTTATATTCATTGCATCATGCACCGCATGACATTGAGGTAAGAGAGTTAAGCACTGGGAAGAGTAGGCGAGAGGCTGCTTATGACTTGGGGATTAACTTTAGGGTTGTTCCGAAATTGCCATTAGAGGATGGGATACATGCTACGAAAATGCTCCTCCCTCGTTGCTGGTTTGATGCAGAGTTGTGCAAACCTGGGCTGGAAGCTCTTAGGCAGTATCACCGCGCTTATAATGAGCGTTTACGTAGTTTTAGGAACACCCCTGTACACGATTGGAGTTCGCATGCAGCCGATTGTGCAAGATACATGGCGGTGGGTATTAGGACTGTTACGGACAGCTTACGTCCGGCTCAAAGGAATGCTGACAGCGGTTATAATCCGTTTGCAGCGTAAGGAGAGATAAATGTCTTCATATAGCACATATGATAGTTTTACGAGGGCTGACGGTACGAGATACGTTGGTCGTTATAAAAAAGGCAAAAACATAATTGAGAAATATGACGCGGATGGCAAAAGGACGGTCATTTCTTCTGACAGTTCTAGTTTTAGTAAAAGTGGCAATAAAAATGCCTTAGCAACAACCTTTGATAGTTTTAAGGCTGGATTAGAGGCTGCTGAAGGTGGCGAACAATTAACGTATGGCGATGATAATGTTAATACAAATATTGGCGCTCGTGGAAGAAATATTTTTGGGGCAAATAAAGATACCTTAACGACATTAGAATTATCGGATGGCAGCATTTTAAGTTCTGGTGCTGGTAAAGATAGTAATGAAATTAAAACTGTAAAGCGTTTGGCTGATGAAATAGGTGCTGCTTTTATTGAGGCAGAGGCAGAAGAAGATGAAGTGGCAGACGATGATGGCGGTGATGACGGTGATGACGAAACACGCATTGAAGGTGCTGATGACATTGTTGACTTGGATGTAAGTGACGCACTTGATATAGATTTAGGCGACAGTGAAGAAGCAGAACAAGCAGAAGATGATTTAGACGATGTAGGTGTTGCTGCAGAGGCTGCGTTTGGTGGCGATCTTGTTGGAGATGTGGAACCGACTACGGACGATTTTACTGATGAAACAGCCTTAACGGAAACGACAGAACTTACAAACGAAGAATTACTTGAGGCTTTAGAACCTGAGCCTGAGCCTGAACCTGAACCTGAACCTGAGCCGGAGCCAGAAGCAGCGCCTCAACCAGAGCCTCAACCAGCACCAGAAGTAGTAGATAAATCTGACAAAAGTATATTAACATCTGTTGCACCAGCGGTACAAACAATCAGTAGTAATACCGCATTAGGCGGTCAACAGGAAATAGATGCAGCTATTTCTGTAGGCCCAGCCGAAGATAATGCCATTGATTTTTATGGAGAGGGTGTGCGTGGCACAATTTTGACTAGGCCTGGTGGTTTATTAACTGACGAACTTGATCCGGCACTGCGTAGCAGACGCGGATTGATTGCTGGTTAATTATGATAATGAATAAGAAAAAACCGCAAAATATAGCTGGTCTTATGGGGCGTGATGCAATGCAGCCAGCGCAGATGCCAGGCATAGCTACTGTCGATCCGTTAGAGCGTATGTTGCAAAAATCAGCCGGACGATCTCAGGGTAGGGTTTTAGAGGGTATTAAGGTCAAACGTCCATCGATCATGGGCAGTTACGGAAAAAGATAATGGCACAAGTAAATCCTATTATAGCGCAGCTTGATAAGCGATTAAAAACGCTACAAGGTCAGCGATCAAATTGGGAAAATCACTGGCAACAACTGGCTGATTTTATGTTGCCACGCAAAGCAGATATTACAAAACGCAGAACACAAGGCGATAAACGAACAGAATTAATCTATGATGGTACGGCAATACATGCAGTAGAGCTATTAGCATCAAGCTTGCACGGTATGTTAACCAGCCCAAGTACACCTTGGTTTTCTATGCGATACAGAAACCCAGGGCTACAAAGGGATGACGCAGCAAATGAATGGCTAGAAGTGTGTACAGATCAAATGTACCAGCACTTCAATCGTTCTAACTTCCAGCAAGAAATACATGAATTATATTATGACCTGGTGGTTTTCGGCACTGGTGCGTTTTATGTGGAGATGAACCCTGATGGTTTGCGGTTTGCTTGCAGACATATTGCGGAGATATGTATATCAGAGGATCCAAGTGGTCGCGTCGATACGATCTATCGTAAGTTTAAAATGTCAGCTCGTGCCATACAAATGCAGTTCGCAGACATAAAACTACCGCAAAAAATAGAAAAAGACGTAGAAAAAGATCCATACGCAGAACATGATGTTATACATGCCGTTTTTCCACGCAGTGAAACAAAGGGAAGCTTTGCAAAAGACAAGCCTGTAGCATCAATATACTACCTCTCTGATGGTCTTGCGATGCTATCAGAAAGCGGATTTGATGAGTTTCCGTTTATGGTTCCGCGTTTTGTAAAAGATTCAGTTAGCCAGTATGGTCGCTCTCCAGCTATGACTGCTCTGCCAGATGTAAAAATGCTCAATAAAATGAGCGAAGTGACCATACGAGCCAGCCAGAAACAATTAGATCCACCCCTCATGGTTCCTGATGATGGCTTTATTTCACCAGTAAGAACATCACCAGGAGCTTTGAATTTTTACCGTTCCGGAACACGAGATAGACTAGAGCCGCTCAACATAGGTGCAAACAATCCACTTGGTCTAAATATGGAAGAACAAAGGCGTAATGCAATACGCCAAGCGTTTTATGTAGATCAGCTGCTATTGGGTCAGGGCGCCAATATGACGGCTACGGAAGTGTTGCAAAGAAACGAAGAGAAAATGCGGTTGCTTGGGCCTGTTTTGGGTAGGTTACAAGCAGAATTGCTCCAGCCGTTAATCTCTAGATCCTTTGCATTGCTCCTCCGGAACGGTCTACTCCCTCCGGCTCCGGAGGAGTTACAAGGACAAGAAGTAGACATCGAGTATGTCTCACCTCTTGCCAAGGCACAAAAGCTCACAGATCTACAGGCCATGCTGCGTGGATTTGAGATCTTACTGCAAGTTGCAGAAGTAGCACCAGTAACCGATTACCTCGATGGTGATAAGATGGTGCAATACCTGGTTGAAACAGCTGGGCTTCCGGCAAGAGTTATTCGTGGCGCTGGTGAGGTTGAGGAAATAAGAAGACAACAGGCCGAAGCACAAGCTGCAGCGCAACAACAACAAGCGCAAATGCAAGAGGCAGAAGTGGCAAATAAAGTAGCACCGTTTATTAAAGCGCAAGCGCAAACGGCTCCACAGCAATGAAACAAATAGAAGAGTTAAAACTTGCCTATCGTCGGACGTTTAACACCGAAGATGGCGATAAAGTACTAAGTGACCTCAAGGCCAGGTTTGGTTTTGAGACAACCACGTATACGGACAATCCATATAATTCTGCATTTAACGAAGGTCAGCGAGCAACAGTGTTGCTGATTGTCCGGATGCTGATCGAAGGGAAGGAACCCGAATGAGCGAAGAGGCAACCCAAACTGGATCTCAGGAAGTCGCACCGGAAGCTGTTACAAGCGCAGCACCAGTTAATTTTTTAGATAGCCTACCAGAAGATTTGCGAGGCAATCCTAGTTTACAAAATTTTACAGACGCTGGATCGTTGGCAAAAAGCTACGTACACGCAAGGTCAATGATTGGCGCTGATAGCATTGGTAAGCCACAACAAAGCTGGACGCCAGATCAATACACACAATTCTATGCAGAAACAGGCAGACCACAAAGCGCAAATGATTATGCCATAGAATTTGGTATGGACGTAGAAGAAACAGACATAGAGGCTTTTCAACAAGCCGCCTTTGATGCCGGACTAGCACCAGGACAAGCGCAAGCAATCGCGCAGTATCTAAGCAATCAAGCACAAGGTGCACATGAGTTAAACCAGCAATCCACAGCACAAGCTGTAAATGGTGCAATACAAGAGCTTAAAACGGAATATGGTCAGGCGTATGATCAAAAAACAAAGATGGCGTACACTGCTGCAACAGCTTTGCTAGGCAAAGAAGGTCTATCAATATTTGAAGATGTGCGATTACAAGATGGGCGTAAACTAGGCGATCATCCTGACGTTGTGCGAATGTTCGTAAGCCTTGCCGAAAATATTGGCGAAGACAGCTTGCTAGGTGAGCCCACGGAGCTGATTAAAACACCAGATCAAGCCAAACAGGAATTAAAAGAGCTGATGCGTCCTGGCACTCCATACATGGATGCCAGACACCCAGAACATGATGCGTATGTACAAAAAGTACAGGAGCTTTTTCAAGCAGCATCGTGATACGTGGACAATCGAAAGACCCACACGCCAAGCATGTGTGACATGTAGACTGACTGCCTTAAGCAGTAAGCACGGCCCCTATAGGGATAACCAAGCGCAGCAACCCAAAAATTTAAATTGAAACTAAACTGTAAAGGAGAGACTTATGTCTACTCAAATTGATACAGCTTTTGTCAATCAGTTTTCTGCGAACATCCAGATGCTATCACAGCAAATGGGCTCGCTGCTGCGTGATGCAGTAGATGTAGAAAGCGTGAATGGCGAAAAAGCTTTCTTTGATCAAGTGGGATCAACAGCAGCGGTAAAGAAAACAAGCCGCCATAGTGATACACCACTTGTTGAAACACCACACACAAGACGCATGGTAACCATGTCTGATTATGAGTGGGCTGACCTCATCGACGATAACGATAAAGTGCGTTTGCTGATCGATCCAACCTCAACTTATGGCAGAGCTGCGGCTGCTGCGATGGGCAGAGCGATGGACGATGAGATCATTGCAGCCGCACTGGGTACAGCACAAACTGGTAAAGATGGCGGTACAGCTACTGCACTACCATCTGGTCAGAAGATCGTTCATGGATCTGCTGGTCTAACAGTCGCAAAGCTTCTAAGTGCAAAAG